TCAGGCCGAAGGCGTTGTGATCTTGCGCGCGCCGCCTCCTGCGGGCGGCGTGCCGCCGTGGTCGATCATGAAGCCAAGGTCGCGCAGGTGCTGCCAGTACGCATCGAGGGCGGCCTGCCATGCCTCGCGCGATACCGCCTCACCCCGCTCGATCACGTTGTTGGCGTCATCGACGACAGCCAGCACGAGCGGTTTGCCATCGGGTGCGAAAGCATAGACGCCTTTCCACAGACGCCCGGCGAGGCACGCGCGGGCCATCGCCGGCGGCGCGGCTGGATCCTGACCGGTACTGCTGCGCCTTTTCATCGCGTCACCTTGTCCTTTGTCCTGCTCGACTCTCCGCTCTTACGCCTGTCGCCGGGCCCCCCGGCTCAGGTAGCCGTCGCCCGACCTGAGATGCTCCAGATCGCGCTTGACCTTGCGCAGGCTGCGCCAGTCCGAACTGCTCACCGAGAGGATGATGAAATCTCCCGTCCCCGGGTGACGCACGCGCATGTGATGGCCGGTGCGGCTGACCTCCAGCTCAGGATAGTGCGCGAGCAGCTTGCGCACGTTCTTGTCCGGGACGAAACATTTCATGGGTCCTCCAGCGCATGATGGTCGAATGCGCAGGCTTCGCACAGATGCGTCTCGCAGACGACGCGCCCGCGCCGCAGGCCGGTCATGCAGGGCGTTGCGCCGCAAGCGCGGCACGTGGCCTGCCAGTCGGGCTGCCAGGCGTCCACGCGGCTGCCAGTGCGTACCGTGTCCGCGTCGGCCAGTGCGGGCACCTCGCGCGCGCGGCGGCTACCCGCAGACACCGCTGGTCTCCGGTTCGGCGACCTGCGTCACCGCGACGAGCAGGGCGGTGACGCGTTGCACGGCGGGCTCGATGCGCACCGGCTGCTGCCGTCGCATCTTCACGGCCTGCTGCAGCGCGGTCGTGTCGAGGTGGTGATGGCGCGCGTTGGCGTGCAGCTCCTCTGGCCACTGGCATGGAGCCTTGCAGTCGTGGGTGGTCTGCAGATGGGCGAGCAGCGAGAAGTGACGCTCGAATTGCTGGCCCAGCAGGCAGGCGCGTGGCGAGCCGTCATACTTGAGAAAATTGACCAGCTCGCTCAAGGGGTGGCCTTCGAAGCGGGTCTCGTAGAGATCGTTGGGGATGACCGAGCCAACCGCGCAGGCGTGCCCGGCGGCGTCGCGGTAGAGACACGTTGCATCGCCATCCGCATCCACATAGCGACAGGGACCGCCCTGCGCGAGGAGATGCCGTGCGATGTGATCGAATAGCGCCTGGGCGTCCATCGCCAGCACCGTGGAGAGGGTGGGATAACCGTTCATTATCAGGACTCCTTCCCGTAAAGAATAACCATGCCTGCCGTGCCTTGTCGAACCAGGCTGCTTCAATGCTTTCTCCGCCTCGCCTAGCCCCAATCGCCTAGCCTCGCCTTGCCTGCCAGGCCGTAATCGCCTATCCGGTTACGCAATCGCCGAGATCACGATTCCGCTCCATGCCCATCCGCACCTGCCGAGCCAGTCTCCGGTTGCCTCGCCAACAATGCCGCGCCTGTCTGCCGCGTCGTGCCTGCCTTGTCGCACCGGGCCCAGCCTAGCCCCGCCATGCCCCGCAGAGCGGTGCCGCGCCTTGTTATGCCCAGTCACGCCTGCCTGGCCGCGCCCAGCCATGCCTCATCACTCTGTTGCGCGCCTGGCCACGCTAATCCCAGCCCCGCCTGCCGATCCGATCCGGGCTGTACCATGCCCTGATCTGCCCATCCTGGCGTTGTAGTCCCAAGCCTGTCCAGGCCTGCGCGGTCTCGCCGACTCCGGTTCAGGCCGCGACCCGCTCGGCGCGCGAGGCCAGGTCCGCCACCTCGTTGAGCAGGGTTTCGATCTCCTGCTCGAAGCCCAGTGCGCTGGCGAGCGACCGGGCGCGTGCCAATGCCCCGCGGATCGTCGCGAGTTCGGCCATCAGCGTCAGACGCGCCTCCGCGCTGCGGCTGCGAACCTTCGCGATACTGACGTAGCCGCTGCCGGTTCGCGGCGTGTGGATCCACGCCGGCACCGAGAGCGTCTCGCGGCGCACGCGCACCTCGACGCGCACGCCGCGGATCAGGTCGCGCGCCTGGCCGCTCCGGTAGAGTTCGGCGGCCCGCGTGTCATCCCACTCAAACAGGTGGTGCAGCGGCGAATGGACTCGCCTTGCGTCATGCAGCACGATTTTCGGCGTGAGCAGCTTGCCGTTGCCGTCATACAGGTGCTGGAGATGGTTGCGGATCTCGTCGCTGGTCGTCTTTCTGCGCATGGCACTCTCCTCAGGCGGCTTCACGGATGCCGCGCCGCCGCAGCTCGACGCTGTACCAGGCGAGCAGCTCCTGCGATTCGCTGTTCCAGGCCAGCGGCGCCTTCATCGCCGCAAGCTGCTGTTTGCGCCCGGCGGTCTTCACGAGACGCGTGAGCGCGGCATCGTCCGCGTTGACGACCTCGAACTGGCCGTAGGAACCCGAGCCCTTCTGCGGACGCCAGTCGCCCACCCCGCAGATGAGTCCCGCCGCATGCAGCAGGTTGAGGATCGACTGCGCTCGCAACTGCGGCGTGACGAAGGTGATCTCGGCCAGGGCGGCCCATTCGGGCAGGATCACGCGCGTGCGGATATCGGGCGTGCGACCGGGGTCGGCCATGCGCACGGTTGAGCACATCACATGGGGGATGCCGTAGACGGGGATCAGGTCGGTGGCGATAAAGGTCAGGCGTCCGATCTGTGCCTTTGAGGTGCCTTTCATTTCGAGCGCGGCATCGCGCATGGCGCCCTTGAGCGCGGTGGCCGGAAACGCGAGCAGGGTCGGCGCGTGGGCGTCCTCGAGGGTGTGCGCGGCGGCGGCGAACTCGGCCAGTGGATCGTGCTTGAGCGACTGCGCCCGCTCGGCGGCGTTCTTGCGTCCGGGGGGCAGCAGCAGTTCGTGCCGGGCTTTCTCGCTGAGCCGGTTCAGGATCAGCGGCGTGCGTCCACGAATGAAGACGCGGACGACGCCGTGCTCGATCGCGGCGATCTCGATCTCGACGGACCGGTTCTGGCTGGTCGTGCGTGCAGGCATGATGTGCCTCCTTGGGTGAGGGCGGTCGGAGAGGGCGCGGGCCACCACGCGCATGGCTGTTACGTCGTCGTTCATGACGCGGTGACGGCGTTCTCCGACAGGCAGTACGCCGCTGCGGTTTCAAGCAGGGCAGTGCGCCATTGCTGCGACGGGCAGCGATCGTGAATGCGCTGCAGCTCGTGCAGCAGCATGAAAAACCGCTCGAATACGCGGGCGAGTTGCTGGTGAGCGGCCAGCGACGAATGACGGCACCAGTCGAGCAGGTCGCCGAGTGGCTTCTCCTCCATCTGCGGCGTGTAGCACGATTCGGGGATGATGGCGCCAACCGCGCAGGCACCCCCGGGGCCGCGATACAGGCACGTCGAGTCGTTGTCGCGTCGGCACGGCCGTCCCTGGTGCAGCAGATGGCCTGCGATGTGGTCGAAGAGCGCCTGCGCGTCCATCGCCAGCAGGGTTGAGAGCGTCGGATAGTCGCTCATGGCCGGTCTCCTTCACGAAGATCAGGATGATGGGTCGTGGTTCAGTGCGTGCCGAACGGCGCACTGCCGACGCTGGCGACATGGACCGTGATGCCGTCGAAGAGGCTGGCGAGCATCTGCTGCAAGCTGAAATCCGCTACCTCGTGACACACGCTGTCGAAGATGGCCTGCGCTTGCGAGGGCGTGTGCCCGCCGCTGTTGAGTACGCGGATGATATCGATGACGCAGGTCGCGCCGAAATAGAAGAGGGTCCGGGCCAGCTCGCGCTGGTCGGCGGGGATGGGATGGTTCCTTTCGAAGGCGGCGAAATCCACCGCCAGCAATGGCTCTTCAGACATTTTGTACTCCTAAGGTAGCGCGGCCAGGATGCGCGGGCCGCGACGCGCAAGGGGTTACTCCGTGCTGCCTTTTGCTTTCGGGGCCAGCTCCGTCGCGATCTGCGCGGCGAGTGCGCGCAACTCCTCGCGCTGCTGTTCATCGGCCACGCTGTCGATCAGTTTCGCGGCGGCGGTCAGGGCTGCGCGGTTCTTCGCGCGGTTCAGCCGCCCGGCGACCTGCGCATAGGTGAACGCGAGCGGCGCATTCGCGTCCGGCGCACCGCCGGACACGGGCGGTGTGTCGCGAGATGCGTTCGCCACGTCCGCCGCCTCGTCTGCGGGCGGCGGTTCATCGACGGCGCGTGCGGCTGATTCGCGGATCGTGGCGTTGATCGTGCCGACCGGATCATCCGGCACCGCGTCGGGAAGCTGGCCGAGATAGCGGGCGTCGCGCTGGTCGTCGCGCCGCAGCGTCTCGCGTGCCGCCGCACTCATCGGCAGGCGCTTGGCGAGGCGCTTGAGCGGCCTGACCTTCGCCATCTCGTCGGGCCACTGCTGCCACGGCGCGTCGGGGGCGTGGGCCTTCGTGATTTCGCGGAAGTGATCGATTTCGGTCCACGGCATCGGCTCGAAATACACGCCTCCGTCCTTCATGCGCGCGAAGGCGTACACGAGCAGCGGCGGCGCGCCGGGATGGAGGATGTCGGGGCGGTGCCGGAAATGCACGCCGTGCTCATTGACCTCGTATTCGAAGAGGTCGTTCGTGCGCACGATATACGCGGCAACATCGAGCAGTTCGCCGCTCTGGCGCACAAGTTTGAGCAGTCCGCCGATCATCGGGATCCAGCTGGCGAGCTTCACGTGATGCTTCGTGTCGGTGAACGGCACGATCGCGCCTTCGCGGCCATCTGGCAGCAGGCCGTCCTGGGCGGCCTCCATGCAGGCGGCGAGCAGCGAGGTCTGCTCGATCTCGTAGAGATCCGGAGTGGACAGTACGGCGGTAGCGGCCACACGCGCGAAGGCACGAGGGTCCATACCGGGCGGCAGCACGAGCGCGATCTGTTCGATCTGCTTGTCGGAGAGAATATCGGCGCGGAACGCCTGGATGTGGTGAGGGATCGGCATGATCAGTCTTCCTGCGCGAGGATGGGCAGACGTAGCGCCCAGGGCGGCATGACGAGCGGCTGGATCGTTTCGGGATAGCCACGCCAGCGGCCCTCGCGCCGCGCGCGGGCATAGACGCGCGCGGCCTCATGGACCAGGTCGCGGCCCGCGCACAGCGCGTCGGTGCCGGCCACATAGCAGCAGCAGCCGAACGGCGGCTCGGTCTCGATGCAGATCCATACGTAGAACCTGGGCGAGGCGTTCAGCACGTACTCGCAGCCGCTCCAGTAATGTGAAGCCTGGGCATGATAGTAAAAGCGTCTGACAGAATGCGCGAATTCATCGGCGCTCGCGTTGCGTGTGGTCTTCAGGTCGACGATGCCGCCGTCGTCACGCAGTGCGTCGAGCCGCGCCTTGCACGGGATATCGAATTCATCGTCGTGCCAGAACAGGGACACTTCGCTCGTGATGCCGGCGAGCAGTTCACGTACGGCCGGATGCGCCAGCACGGCATCGCGCACGCGCTGTGCGCGCTCGAACTCGGTCTGCTTCAGTGCAATGCGGCCATCGAGGCCGGCTTCGAATTCGGCCCATGTCGCCTTGTCGGCATTCGAGCGCCGTTCGCAGTCCGGAGCAATCGCGACCGGCGGCTCACGATCCGGCTCGAGCACCAGCGCGTGTACAACGCTGCCGAACGCCATCTCGGGTGTGGGCTCCGGCTGCGTGGTGCGCCAGGCGTGAAAATGCGCTGGCGAGCGCAACAGGTGCGGCACTGCGGAGGCGTTGAGCGCCTCGTGCGCGTGATAGGGCGGGGCTGGCAGATGGTCGAGTCGACCGTGTGCGGGGATGTCCACGTTCACACCTGCGGGACGACATCGGGTGCGGGAATGAGCAGGAAACCTGAGTGATTCATGACGGCGGGGCCAGCGTTCGTGCAGTCGGTTGCATAGTCCAGTGCGGCGATGCCGGTCGCTCTGCGACTTTGTGGAACGGAACGATAGGACACGGCGGGCGGTTCCCACAAGGACGAAATTGTTTCCGTCCGCTGCGCGCGAACGTGATGCGCCGGGCTCGCGCGCGCACGCGCAGCGCGATCCGCCGCGTGCATTTCAGGCCGTGATTTAAGGTACTTTCTGCGTTTCTGCGCACCACGCAGAATTTTCATCGCCCGATTGACTTCCGCTTTTTTCGCGCTACGCTGTGTTCCATGACGCTTTGGCCCGACCCGAAGTCATTCAAGAAAATGCCCGTAAGCCGCTTTCCGTCGCGAAACGTCATATCGGCATTACACCGCTGTGCGCGATTAGGGGAGAACGGCGATGCGGGCAAAGTCTGCGTTAGCGAATCCAGTGGCCCAGGTATTCCCGCGAGGGCTGCAATGAAATCGCTTTCATGTCTGCCGCGCTCACCGCAGCGCGCGAACACGTTCATGACGAACGCGTCTCTGGCCGATCCGGCGGGCGTTTCGCGGCATCGACCTCCTGCCTCCAGCTGCCATTCCCCCACACTACCGCGGCTTCACGAACGCCGCCGGCATCCCGAGCGAGCGGGGGCGCATCGCGCCCGCCATTAAGCATTGTCAGTCACGGCAGGTAGCGCGAACCGCGCCACGGCGCGGCATGCGTGCGCACGCCATTCGCATAAATCGCGCACGGCGCTGCCATTGACACGCCAATGGAGAACAGGACATGGACAGCACCACAGGGCACTGCGGCGGTACGCCGGCGCACGGCACCACGAAGGGGACACGTCAACTAACCAGCGGAGCGCTGGACGCGCTGCTCGCGAAGTCCCTGTGCGACGCCGTCGAAGCGGAGCTGCGCGCTCGCGCGCTGCGGCGCGACGCCTCGGGCATGCGCCCCGGCGACGTGCTGCTTGCGCAGATGCGGGAATGGGACGAGCGCGCGTGAGGCGGGGCCGCGATGCGCTACCTCTCGCTGTGCTCCGGCATCGAGGCCACGAGCGTGGCCTGGCGCGCGCTGGGCTGGACGCCCGTCGCGTTCGCGGAGATCGAGCCGTTCGCGTGCGCGGTGCTCGCGCACCGCTATCCGGACGTCGTGAATCTCGGCGATATCAACCGTTATCAGGGATGGTGTGTTGGAGCAGTTGACCTTCTCGTGGCCGGAACGCCCTGTCCCTCGTTCAGCGTCGCCGGACGCCGCGTCGGACTGGATGATCCGCGTGGCCAGCTCGCGCTTGTGTGGCTTGGCGCTGTTCGCCGTTTTGCGCCCCGCTGGATCGTGTGGGAGAACGTACCCGGTGTGCTGTCCACGCACGGCGGACGGGACTTTGGCACCCTCATCGGGGCGCTGGCTGACCTCGGGTTTGGGCTCGCCTGGCGGGTGCTGGATGCTCAGTATTTCGGCCTGGCCCAGCGACGCCGTCGTGTGTTCGTTGTCGGCTGTGCTGGAAACGCCGCCGCTGCCGCCGCGGTACTTCTTGAGCCCGAGAGCCTGCGCGGGGATCCTGCGCCGCGCCGCGAAGCGCGGCAAGACCTTGCCCCCACCGTTAGCGCACGCACTCGCGGCGGTGGCGGGCTCGGCACCGACGCCGAGTGCGATGGCGCGCTGATACCCGGCGTGGCACGCGCCCTCACATCAAGTAACGAGCGCATCGACGCGGAGTCCGAAACGCTGCTGGTGGCGCACGCGCTTCACGCCGAAGGGTTCGACGCAAGCGAGGACGGCACCGGTCGCGGTACGCCGCTGGTGGCGGTCGCGTTCGACAGCAAGACCGCACATGGCTTCACGCGCGCGGGCGAGATCGCGCCAACGCTGCGCGGGATGAATCACGCCCGCTCGCACGCGAACGGCGGCGGGCAGGTGGCGGTCATGCACAACGCGCAGGACGCCGCGCCCTGGGTGCTGGCCGTGCGAGGACGCGCCGAAGGACGGCGGCTCGAGGCGCGCTGCGATGGTCTCGCGAACGCGCTCGTCACGCCCAGCGGCGGACGCGACGGCATCGGTGTCGGCGCACTGGTGACACCCGCGCTGCAGGTGCGGCGGCTCACGCCGCGCGAGTGCGAGCGCCTGATGGGCGTGCCCGACGACTACACGCTGGTGCCGTATCACGGCAAGTCCGCGGCGGACGGCCCGCGCTACCGGGCGCTCGGCAACAGCATCGCGGTGCCGGTCCTCGCCTGGATCGGACGGCGCATTGCCATCGTCGACGGCGTGCTGGCGTCGACGCCAGCGGTGACGGCGCTCGGAGCGTGATCGCCATGAAGACGCGCACGCACGGGCAGGCTGGCACGGACGACGAGGTGTTCGAAACGCTGGAATACCCGCCGGTTCATCCGCTCGCTGACGTGCCGCCGCCGATGCCCGAGGCGCAGTTCCAGGCGCTGCTCGAGGACATCGAACGGCACGGACAGCTCGAGGCGGTATGGGTCGACGGCGACGGACGGCTGATCGATGGGCGCAGCCGCCTGCGCGCGAGGAAGCAGCAGCACGCGCCGCTCAAATGTCGCGTGTATCACGGCGACGATCCGGCTGGCGTGATCGTCGCCCTCAACGTGCTGCGTCGACACCTGAGTGAGTCGCAGCGTGCGATGAGCGCGGCGAAACTGGCCAACCTGGGTGAAGGTCGCCCTCCGAAAACTGCTTGCATGCAAGCACTTTCGGAGTTGGGGTACACAACAAAACCTGCGCCCATGAGCACCGTCTCGGACCCAGGGTATACACCTGAAACTGCGCCAATTGGCGCAGTTTCAGGTGTATACCCTGGCTGCGCAGTTTCGCAGGAGCGTGCGGCCCAACTGATGGAGGTGTCACGCCGCTCAGTCCAGCGTGCCGCGGAGGTTCGCGCCAGTGCCGTGCCGGAGGTTATCGAGGCCTGCGAACAGGGCCTCGTGTCGCTGCACGCAGCGGTGCGCATCGCGCGGCTGAAGGACCGCGAACAGCAGAAGCAGCTGGTTGCCGGTGACCCGCTCACGGTCGCCAGGCGCGCGCGTACGGTCGGTCGGCTGCTCGCGCTTGAGGCGCTGCAGGGCCAGCGCGACTGCACGACGCGGTCCCCGCGCATCTTCGCCGGCGACTGCCTCGTCTGGCTGCCCGCGCAGCCGTGCTGCGACCTGCTGATGACCGACCCACCGTACTCCACCGATGTCGAGGACATTGGCGCGTTCGCGCGCACCTGGCTGCCGCTGGCGCTGGCGAAACTCAAGCCAACTGGACGCGCCTACGTGTTCATCGGCGCCTATCCGCAGGAGCTGCTTGCCTACCTGTCGGTCGCGATACCGGCGCAGGTGCTCTTCTGGGGATGCACCAACGAGATCGGTTCAGCCTCGTCGCACGACTATCGCCAGAACTGCATCCCGATCCTTTACTACCGGGGCGACGATGCGCCGCCGCTGGACTGCCCGCTGCTAACCGAGCACTTCGCATTGCACACGGTCAATGCGCCGGACGGGCGGCGTGGCGAGCGCTTTCATCCGTGGCAGAAGCCCGACGCGTTGGCCGAGCGGTTTGTACGGCACGCGAGCCGCGAGGGCGACCTCGTGCTCGATCCGTTCGCCGGCACCGGCACCTTCGTGCTGGCAGCGGGCAAGCTTGGCCGCATCGGGCGAGGTTGCGAGATCAACCGCGGCTGCCTTGAGGTCGCACGGATAAGGGGGTGCGAAATTGAGTCCTGACGTGGCCCATGACCTGTCGCGCAGTGCACGGGTCTTCAGCGAGGTGGTGTGGCCGCAGGTGGCGCCGGCGTGCGGCGGCGGCGAACTGGTGCCGGTCGAGGCGGTGAGCGGCACCGGCATGGCCTGGATGCTCGACGTGATGGGCGGCATCGATGCGTGGCAGGCGATGGATAACGGCGTGATGCGCGGCATCGCCTCGCGCGTGCAGTGGATCCGGCCCGACCGTGAGCCGTTCAACACCTTCACGATCCGTCTCGACCGGGCGAGCGGCACCGCGACGGAGTTCGCCAAGCGTCTGCATGCGATCGGGCATGCGGAGCAGGGCTGGCTCTATCCGGCGCTGACCGTCCAGGCCTATGTGGAGATGGACGATGACCGGCTCCTGAGCTGGGCCGCCGTCTACACGCACGATCTCTACACGCGCGCCCACACGGTGATGAGGTATGAGGGGGAGCTACCGTTCTACGACGCACATCGCGGCTACGGGCAGCAGTTCAGCTCGAACGCACAGTTCCTGGCGCTGGCGTGGTGGTGGCTCGCAGAGCAGGACTGCCGGATTGCGACGGGCGGTCCAGGCTGATCACCCGGGTGGGGGGATACAGTGAACGCGTGGATGGACCAGTGCCATACCGGCGACTGCCGCGACCTCATGCGCGCGATGATTGCCGATGGCGTGCGTGTGCAGTGCGTCGTGACCTCGCCGCCGTACTGGGGGTTGCGCTCGTACCTGCCGCCGGAACATGCGGACAGGGGAATCGAGATCGGCCATGAGCCGACGCTGCGCATGTATATCGATACGCTGGTTGAGGTGTTCAGTCTTGTCCGCGAACTGCTCGCTGACGATGGCACGCTGTGGCTCAATCTCGGCGATGCCTATGCCGCCGACCGTGGTTACCAGGTCCCCGGCACGAAGAGCGGCGGCAAGCACGGTCCGGCGCAGGGGTTCGCCCACAGCGCCATGCGTGTGCCGCGGGGACTCAAGCCGAAGGACCTGTGCGGCCTGCCGTGGATGCTTGCATTCGCGCTGCGCGAGGCGGGCTGGTACCTGCGCCAGGACATCATCGTCCACAAGGCGAATCCGATGCCGGAGAGCGTGCGGGACCGCTGTACCAAGGCCCACGAGTATCTGTTCCTGCTGTCGAAGCAGGCGCGCTACTTCTACGACGCCGCGGCGATCGCGACGCCGCTGGCCACGTCGAGCCTCGCGCGGCTGGCCGAGCCGGGTCTCGCGGACCAGCCAGGCAGTACGCGCTGTCCCGGCAAGACCAACGGCCCGATGAAGGCGCTCGGGCCGCGCTTTGGCGGCGACAAGTACGGCGATGACGCGCGCGAGGAGTCGCGCACGAAATCGGGCAACGTGTGGAGCGGCGACGATGGCCGAGCCAACCGCCGCTCGGTGTGGACGATCGCAACGATGCCGTACAGCGGCGCGCACTTCGCCGTATTCCCGCCGGCCCTGGTCGAGCCGTGCGTGCTCGCGGGCACGAGTGAGCGGGGGCATTGTCCGCGCTGCGGAAAACGCTGGCTCAGGGAAATAAGGAAAACTAATAATGCCGACACGGGTGCGAGGGGCAGCCGCTTCGATGCGGGCAAGACCGCCGCGCGCGAAGGGGGCGAGCGCACCCAGTCGGGGGAGCGCGCTCTCTCATTCGCGACGGGCCGCTGGCTGCCGGGCTGCCGCTGCGGTGTGGAGCCGGTGGCCGACACGGTGTTCGACCCGTTCATGGGCAGCGGCACCACGGCAGAAGTCGCGCAGCGCCTCGCGCGCCACTTCATTGGCTGCGAGCTGAACGGCGATTACGAGGTGCTGCAGCGCGCGCGGCTGCGCCAGCCGTCGCTGCTGCTGGAGAGCGAACCATGAGAGACCTTGCGCATCTCGAGGCCGGGCGCTTCCAGTACCTGGGCGGCGACGCGCACAACGGCGCGTTCCGTCTGCAAGCGCCCACGTGCGTGACGCTGCACGTCATCGCCACGACCGGCGACGGCTGGGACCATGTGAGCGTGACGGTGGCGGGCGAGCCGCGTTGTCCCACGTGGGAGGAGATGGCGTGGGTAAAGGACCAGTGCTTCGCGCCGCAGGAGGCCGTGATGCAGTTGCATCCGCCGCGTGAGCGGTACGTGAACAACCATCCGTGGTGCCTGCACCTGTGGCGCCCGCAGCGCGGGGCGATCCCGCTGCCGCCGTTGGCAATGGTCGGCATCCCGGGGCTGCCGCCACAGCACGCGGCGCAGTTTGCGAGGAGCGTGAACGGTCGCGTGAAGGATCGCGCGAAGGGGCGCATGAAGGGCCAGCCATGAACGTCTATCTCATCGTCAATGCGGCGCTGTTCCTCATCGGCGCGCTCGGCAACCTCGGTGATCTCGCGCGGCACATGCCGGTGCGCCCGCCATCGGACCGCACGCGTGCGCTCACGGTCGTGCTGCAGGCGGTGCTGGGCGCATGGGCTGTGGTGCTGTTGTTGCGGGGCGGCGCATGAGCGCCATCGCTTTCGTGATCCATGGCGAAGCCGCGTCGAAGTCGAACAGCCGCCGCCTCGTGCCTGACCGCACACGTGATCCGTTGACCGGCAACGCGCGCGGCGGGCAGCGCGTGATCAAGAGCGCCAAGGCGCTGGCCTTCGAGCAGGCGGCGCTCAAGCAGATCCCGCCGCGCTGCCGTGTGCGGCTCGACGTGCCGGTGCGTGTGTCGCTGCGGATGGTCTATCGCACCGAACGGCCCGACATGGACCCTGCGCTGGTGCTGGACTGCCTGCAGGACCGCTGGGTGCGATTGCCGCCCGGCAGCGCACGCGGGCCCGAACTCGCACATCGCGGCGTCGTCACCAACGATCGTCTGGTGCGCGAGCTGCACGTGTTTCACGCGATCGACCGGCGCGATCCGCGCGTCGAGGTGATGGTCGAACCACTTGATGATATTGCCGGAGGACAGAGCATGAACCCGTTCTGCAAGGCCATGCATGCCGCGCATGGCGAAGCGCAGCGCCGCCGCGCGGTCCACGATGTGCCGCGCCTGCGGCGCGTGCTGCACGAGATCGGCTGGCGCGCGGAGCGGGAGGAGCGTGCCCATCCCACGCACACCCTGCACCGCATCGCGCAGCTTGCAAGATGCGCACTGGTCGTGTCGGTGGCAGCCGATCCGCACGAAGGCCCGGACACCGATCACCTGTGACACTTCGTGAGAGGAGGGCCCAGCATGAAACCGCTGTACGTCGAGCGCCCGCTGCACGTGCGCCGTCTGCCCACGCCCGGCGAACTGGTGCGCGCCGAGGCGCGCCGCCGCGGCGGGCACTACGCGCGCAACGCCGACCACTATGCGGCGCTGGCCGAGCGCGCCTATGGCTGCCGCCCGCTGCATGGCGAGGAGCTGCGCCTGATGTTCGACGATGTGTTCGGCAGCGGATGACATGCCATGCACGACTCCCGGCACGCTCCCCAGGCCCGGGCACGCGCGAAGGCCGTGGCAACTCCTGCGGCGCGGCCCGTCACGACGCTGCTTGCACTGCTCGAAGGCGTGCGCGAGGTCGCGCCTGGTCGCTGGCGTGCGAAGTGCCCCGCACACGAGGGCCGCCGCCCGACGCTGGGTGTCACTGAAGGCGACGATGGCCGGGTTCTGATGCATTGTTTTGCTCATTGCACGGTCAAGGAGATCGTCGCCGCGCTCGAACTGGATCTCGCAGACCTGTTCCCGCCGCGCGAACACGACGGGCACGGCGCTCACTTCGCACGGCCCATGAAGCGCCGCTTCACTGATGCGCAGCTGCTGCCCGCGCTCACGCTCGAACTGCTCGAGGTGGTGGTGATCGCGGGCGCGATCCTGCGGCGCGGCTCGATCACCGCCAGCGAGCACGTGCGCCTCGTGCGCTCGGTCGCACGCATTCTCGACGCGGAACGCGCCTGTCATGGCTAAGTCTCTCCCTGCAAACGTCCACCGGACCGAAAACCGCGTCGCCGCCCTGTTCGCCGAACGCGAGGCCGGGCAACTGTGCCATGCCGCCCAGCATGGCCGCTGGTACGTGTGGCGCGGCACCCAATGGCAGCGCGACGAGCGCGGCGAGGTGATCGAGCGCGTGCGCGCGCTCGTCAACGAACTGGCCTCGTTCGACAATGTCCGCATGCACAGCGCGAAGCTGATCCACGCCGTCGAATCGCTGGCGCGCAGCGATCCGCGCCTGCAACCGGGAGGCGAGTTCGATGCGCAGGCGTGGCTGCTCGGCACACCCGGTGGTGTCATCGACCTGCGTGACGGCACGCTGCGCGCCGCGCAACCCACCGACTGGGTGAGCCGCCTGAGCGGCTGCGCACCGGATTTCGACGCCACGTGCGCGCGCTGGCTCGCGTTTCTCGACACCTGCACGCAGGGCGACGCGGCGCTCATCGCGTTCCTGCAGAAGCTGTGCGGCTATGTGCTCACCGGCAGCACCGAACACGAATTCGTGTTCATGCTCTACGGGCCCGGGGCGAATGGCAAGACCCGTTTTCTCACCGTACTGCGCGAGATCCTTGGCGACTACTTCATCGCCGTGCCGCCTGAGACCTTCCTGCAGAGCGCGCACGAACAGCATCCCACCGGCATCGCGCGGCTGCAGGGCGCGCGCCTCGCCGCCGCCTCCGAGCTGCCCGCCAACCGCGCATGGAACAGCCAGCGCGTGAAGGACATCGCCACCGGCGAGGTGGTCGCCGCGCGCTTCATGCGTCAGGACTTCTTCGAATTCCGCCCGGCCGCCAAGCTGCTGTTCGTCGGCAACCACCGCCCGCGCCTGCAGCAGGTCGACGAGGCCGAGCGCCGCCGTTTTCGCCTGATCCCGTTCACCCACCGCGTGCCCGAGGCCGAACGCGACCCCGACCTCGCCGACAAGCTGCGCCCCGAATATCCCGCGATCCTCGCGTGGATGATCGCGGGCGCGATAGCGGTGCGTGAGGCGGGATTCGGCACCCTGCCCGCCGTGGTGGCGAACGCCTGCGGCGAATACTTCGACGAGGCCGATACGCTCACCGCGTGGATCGACGAGCGGCTGGTGTTCGATGCGGCCTTCTCGGCGCAGGCCGGCATCCTGCAGGATGACTACCAGCGCTGGTTCGAGGCGAGCGGCTACGATGGCCGTCCGATGGGGGCCAGCGAACTGAAGCAGCGCCTCGTGAATGACTACGGCGTGCGCCACGAGCGCACCATGCATGGCCGCCTCTATCGCGGTCTCGCCCTGAGATCAGAGCCTTGCGGCGACGATTGAGACGTTCGAAATAGGGGCCAGCCATGACGCCTCTGTCGCCTATGACGCCCGTTTCCTATTATCGGCCTTATAAGGAATGAACTGGTTGCGCACGCAACGAGATCGCATGTCGTCATGACGGCCAGAAGTCAGTGTTTATACGTACGCGCGCGCGCACGTTGGCTGCTCAATAGGAAACCCCCGTCATAGGCGGCAGAGGCGTCATGGCTGACCCTGATTTTGCGGTGAATTTCGTTCGAGAAGGGCGAGTGAATCTGAAAAGTCCGTCATTGGCGTCATCGAACCGTGGGCTTGTCGCTCGCACATCGTGTGGTGAACCTGAGAACCCCGTCATTGGTGGCATGGGCGTCATGCGGATCAGTGAAGTCAGTGAAGCGGGGTGAAACGCCGCGCGACGGGGCCTGGCGGAGGGCTGGGGGCAAAAACGGCGCGAAGGCAAGGGGACGTTGCCCGGTGGCGACAGTGGACATCTCAGGGGATATCTCGGCGTCTTTTCGGGATGGGGACGGTGCGTGAAACCTGGGCAGCGGGGTGGGAGGCGTGTGAGGCGGGCGTGTTGGGGGAGTGCGGGGTGTGGCGAAATTGTTGTCCACAATGGAATGGACTGCTAACGGGTTTTATGTCTCATTGTGGCGCGAAACAATGCCTGGCATTCCTGCCTGAAGCCGTCAGCCGCTGTCAGTCCGGTTGATTTTTTTGCATTCGCAGGGGGGATATGCAGGCGGTGGGGGACGCAAGGGGTCGTGCCGGGAGCATGCGGAGTGACAACCGTGACCGGCGCGGGAGACCTCACAGGGCCGACTGGCGCGGGGCGGGGCAAAGGATGCGTAAAAAAGGGGCGAAGACAGGTGGGCGCGGGAGGGCTGTCCCGGCGGGGGAGAACGGGACCGCTGCAGGCGGTACGTCCACTGTACGTCGCGAACCCGCGCGGTGCGAATTTTTTCAGTGATGCTTGACAACCGGCATTGCAGGTCTAATATGCGGCGTTAACCGGAAGCTGTATCCGTGTGCCTGAAACCCGCCCAACGTGGCGGGTTTTGTGGTTTACGGCCTGCATCAACGACTTTCGGTGCCCTGCCATGCAATCCCGCTACACCGACACCGCTCGCGCGCTGCGCGACACGCTGCGCCTGAGCGCCGAGCGTGGCGGTGCGTCATCGCTCGCGCAGCTGCACCAGCAGGCCGTGGGCGAGACGGTGCTGCTCGGCGAGGACGCCTGTGCGCAGGCCGCGCGTATCCGCCGCCAGCTTGAGCGGCTACCCGTGATCCAGCAGTCGCTGCTGACTGTGAGCTACGCGCCGCGCGACATTGTGTGCTGCTGCCGCCGCCGCTGCTGCGCCGGACATTATGCGAATCCGGAGTGGTCGCTCGCGCTGGCACGGGTGGTGGCGTACATCACGCCGCTGCTGGTGGGCTGCGTGCCAAACCTGAAGCTGCGCACGGTGCTGGTGGCGAACCTGCTCACCCATACGCATGAGAGCGCCGTCGATCTGGCGCAGCGCTGCAGCGTGCATCGCGAGACGGTCGCGAATCACCAGGCGATCCTCGCCGCGGCGCTGGTCGGTACGCGTACCACAGGCGGCGCGTTCGATCACGCCTTCGCGCGCATCGACGAACTGCTCCACGAGGCCGGCATCGTCGTGAGCGATACCGAAACGCAGGCGGCGTGAACGGCGTCAGGAGCGACCATGGACCCGAACGCACGACCGGCGGGAGTACGCCGCCACCTCACCGGCGACCGTAACCAGTGCCCGGGCTGCGGCGGGTTCTTCAATTCGACGGCTGCCTTTGATGCGCACCGGACTGGTCCGTTCGGCCATTCCGGGCAGCCTGCGCAGCGCCGCTGTCTGACGGCGGGCGAGATGCGGGCGCATGGGATGGCGCTCAATCGTGCTGGCTTCTGGGTGAAACATCCGTTGCCCGAGGCAGGCATTGTGGCACGCGGACATTCGAGGCAAAACGCCCCTGCCGGGCTGCCGAGAAACGCGTAGGAGCCGCTCGCAGGCCCGGACGGTATCAACCTACCCACAAGACCCGGCAGCGGCTGTTTTGCGGGTACGCCAACTTCAGATGGCCATGCAGATCGTCGAACGTGCGGTCGCGGACCTCGTGCCGTATGAGCACAACGCGCGCACGCATTCGCCCGCGCAGGTCGCGCTGCTGGTGGCGAGCCTGCGCGAGTTCGGCTTCACCAACCCGGTGCTGATCGACGAGCACGACCGCGTGATCGCGGGCCACGGACGGCTGATTGCCGCGAAGGCGTCGGGCATGGCCGAGGTGCCGTGCGTGGTGCTGTCACACCTGACCGACGCGCAGCGGCGCGCGTACATCCTCGCCGACAACCAGCTCGCCGAGCGTGCGGGCTGGGACCGTGAACTGCTCGCGCTCGAGCTGGGTGCGCTGCGCGACGAGGGCTTCGATCTTGCGCTCACTGGCTTCGACGCGAGCGAGCTTGAGCGGCTGCTGGGTCCGTGCGGGCTGCCGGGGCTCACGGGCGAGGACGACGCGCCGGCATATCCAGGACCAGCCGACACGCCAGTCTCGCAGCGCGGCGACGTGTGGCAGTGCGGCCCGCACCGCGTGATGTGCGGCGACGCACTCGACGCGCTCGACATGGCGCGGCTGATGCTGGACCGCATCGCTGCACTTGTGCTGACCGACCCACCGTATAACGTCGACTATGAGGGCAAGACCCGACAGCGGCTGAAGATCGTCAACGACGCGATGGCCGGGGCGGCATTCCTCGCCTTCCTGCGCGACGCGTTCGCGCAGATGCTAGGCCACGCGGTCCCGGGTGCTGCCGCCTATGTGTTTCACGCCGACACCGAAGGGCTGAACTTCCGGCGCGCGTTCACGGAGGCGGGCTGGCGCCTGGCGCAATGCGGCGTGTGGGTGAAGCCCGGCTTCGTGCTGGGCCGCCACGACTATCACTGGCGGCACGAGCCCGTGCTCTACGGCTGGCGACCGGGTGCTGCGCACCGCTGGTACGGCGACCGGTGCCAGTCGACGGTGTGGACGTTCGAGCGGCCCGCGCGCAGCGAGGAGCACCCGACCATGAAGCCGGTGGCGCTGCTCTCGTACCTCATGATGAACAGCAGCCAGGCGGGCGACGTGGTGCTGGACCCGTTCAGCGGCTCGGGCTCGACGTTGATCGCGTGCGTGCAGACGGGACGCGTGGGCCGGCTGATGGAGATCGACGCGCGCTACTGCGACGTGATCGTGCGGCGGTGGGAGGCGTTCAGTGGTGAGCGCGCCACCCGCGAGGCGGATGGCGCGGCGTTCGGTGCGGCGGCGATGGCGTCAGGGCCGCTCACCGGCCACGCGGCCGGCTGATCCGCCTTCGCAGGCCGGCACCGTGAGGGCGGCGCGCACCTCCGCCAGCAGGTCCTCGAACAGGCCGAAGATGGCGACCTGGCCGGGCAGGTCGAAGCTGGCGAACTGCGCCGCGCCCTGCTCGTCAGAGAGGATCGCGGCCAGTGCCCGCAGGCGGTCGATGCTGATGACAGCGGCATCGTGCGCCTGCACCCCCGCCGGGCAGGGGCGGGCCGTCATGCAGCGACCCGGTAGGTGCGCTGGCCGTCCACGCGCGTGCTTTCGATGGCGAGGCCAAGCTTCTTCTTCGCGGTGCCACTGATGAAGCCGCGCACCGTGTGGGCCTGCCAGCCGGTCGCATGCATGATCGCGTTGAGCGTCGCGCCTTGCGGCGTGGAGAGCATCGCGATGACGCGGGCCTGCGCGCTGTTTTCGCGCGGCGGGCGCGTGGTGCTCGCAGTGGGCTGGGCACCTGTGTCGGGCGTGACCGGCGCGGCGGTCGCCGCCGTGGAAGTCTTTGCAACTGCCCTGGGCGCAGGCTTCGCTGCGGCCTTGCGCGGGGTCGTGGCGGCCTTCGGTTTTGCGCCGGATCGGGTAGTGGCCTGGCGGGTCGCCGCCGGCTTCACGGCTTTTTTCGCGGCCTTCGCGGGGGTGGTGGCGGCGGACTTCGACGCGGGTTTCGCGACCGCCTTCGTGGCGGACTTCGTGGTGGTCTTGCGGGCTGTAGCCATGATATGGACTCCTGAAATAATCGCGGGCGGCGGATTGTGCCCGCGCGGGTGGTGGTTTATGCGTCGTGACTGGTGATGTCGCAGTGGATCACGAACGTCGTGAGGTAGGCGAGCCCGGCGGGCAGGCCGTACTGGCGACGCGTCCAGACGCTCAGTCGGAAGTGCATCCAGCGGCGCGTGGCCGCGTCAATCGCCGCAGCGAGGGCGAGGCCATCGTGCATCGCGTTGTGAACGTCGTCTGCGAAGTGGCGGCCGTGGCTGCTGTCGAGAAAGGCGCGCACCGCGTCGAGGGATTCGTCGGTGACCTCCGAGATGGCGGTCATGGCGAGCGGCCAGGCGGCGACGGCGAGTTCGTTCATCGTGCCGAAGAAGCCGAAGGCTGCGTTGCGGGTGGCGGGGATCGTGGCGTTCGTGCTGGCGTTCATCTGCGTGGCTCCGTGGTGTGTTTCGGTGAACGGATTAACGCGTGATTCCGGCACGAAATCGAGTGGTTTTTCAGATTTTCGCCGGCCCTCCGCACGGCGTCAGCAACGTGCGACATCGGGTTGACTTTCGTGCGAGGGTGATCATGCCGCGCAGTCAGTTCACGCCCGCTGCTGCGCAGCGCCAGCTTGTGCTCAGGCTCGCCGCGTGCGGCACCCCGGTGCCGGAGATCTGTGCACTGGTGACCGGCGCGCGGGGACGGCCCGTCACCGAAACGACGCTGCGCATGCACTTCGCGCAGGAGTTGCTCGAGGGCTCGGTGCGCGCCAACAGCAACGTGGCGCAGTCGCTCTACAGCAAGGCGACCGGCGGTGACACCATTGCGGCGATCTTCTGGCTCAAGTGCCGGGCGCACTGGCGCGAGAGCGCCCAGGCGCTCGAGCTGACGGGCCCGGGCGGCGGGCCGCTTGTCGTGCAGTCCATGACCGATGCCGAACTCGAAGCCATCGTCGCCCGCGGGCGGCGGCCCCGGCGTATCCGTTGACGCGGACACGGCCGCGGCGGAGCTGCTGGCGCGGCGGCGCGCGCGTGCCGGCATCCTCGATTACGCCAACGCGATCGAGGTGCCGGGCCGTCCTGTGGGGGGCAATGCGGGTGACGATGCGGGCGACGACGCCGACGAGGAGGAGTGCGAACAGTTCGAACCGCTCGCGCGCCCGCTGGCGACCCACCACCGGCTGATCCTCGAGCGTGTCGAGGCGACGAGCCGCACGCCGCACGGGCGGCTCATGATCTTCACGCCGCCAGGCTCGGGAAAATCGACTTATGCGTCGGTGGTGTTCCCATCGTTCTATCTCGGCGCGGTGCCGGACCGGCGCCTGATCCTCGCGAGCTACGGCGACGCGCTGGCGAGCCGCATGGGCCGTCGCACGCGCTCAATCGTGCGGCAGCCGCGCTGGCAGCGCATCTGGCACACGGAACTGGCCGCCGACTCGCACGCCGCGCACGCGTTCGCGCTGGCCAACGGCAGCGAGTACCTTGCGTGCGGGATGCTCTCGGGCCTGACCGGCAACCGCGCGCACGGCATCGTGCTCGACGACCCCGTGCGCGGGCGCGAGCAGGCCGACTCGGAGGTGGTGCGCGACAAGGTGTTCGACGCCTACGAGGACGACCTCAAGACGCGCCTGATGCCAGGCGGCTGGATCGTGCTGATCAGCACGCGCTGGCACGAGGACGATCTGGCGGGCCGCATCCTGCCCGAGGGGTGGCACGGCGAGAGCGGACGCATCGCGTGCCGCGACGGCAACGTGTGGGAGGTGCTGTGCCTGCAGGCGCGCTGTGCGACCGCCACCGATCCGCTCGGTCGCGCGCAGGGTGAGTATCTGTGGCCCGAGTGGTTCGACGCACGGCACTGGGCGCAGTACGAGGCGAACCCGCGCACATGGGCGTCGCTCTACCAGCAGATGCCCGTGCCGCCCGAGGGCGACCTGTTCAAGCCCGAGCAGATCGCGATCGTCGACATCATCCCGGTGACGTGGATCGACTGGGTGCGCGGCTGGGATCTCGCCAGCATCGAGGGCGATGGCGACTGGACGGCGGGGGCGAAGCTGGGGCGCCTCGCAGACGGGCGGTTTGTCATCGGTGACATGGCGCGGGGCCGCTGGGGACCGGACCGGCGCGACGCCATCATCGCGGCCACCGCGCAGCTCGACGGCGCGCGCACGCGCGTGGGGCTGCCGCAGGACCCCGGCCAGGCCGGCAAGACGCAGGTGCTGTATCTGACGCGCGAACTCGAGGGCTATCGCGTGAACTCATCCCCCGAGACGGGCGACAAGGTCACGCGCGCGGAGCCGTTCGCGGCGCAGGTGAACGTCGGCAACGTGCTGATGCTTCGCGGCGACTGGAACGCGGCGCTCGTCGCTGAACTGCGCGGCTTTCCGTTCGGCGCGCATGACGATCAGGTGGACGCGCTCTCTCGCGCCTTCTCGCTGCTGATTGCGCGCCGGCCCATGCGCATTTCGGACGAGGCGCTCGCGGCAGTTTGACCTAACGTATGTAACGGCTCTATTTTTTAGCGGGTTTGGCTGGAGGCTCCGCCACAGAATGAGGTGCGATCGTCACTACTATCGTGTTTTCTAACTTGCTCTGGATCTTGTCATCCGCTTTGGCCGAGACGATAAGAAAGTCGAAGCCAAGCGTCGGATCGATAGACTTATCGACTTCAAAATCAAACGTTACCTTATCGTCTGAGGAGTCGCTCTTCGCGGAATCGAAGCAAGGCAGTTTCCCGGATGCTGCAAGCAGGCTTTTTCGTAGTCCCATTATCGTGTCACTGATCGGAAATACCCTGGTAGCAACGGGACTGGCTGCCGTCTGAGAGGCAAGAAATGCCTGATGATGGGTAGTCAGGTTCTGATAATCCGGTCCATTGTGGAATTTTATGAGCTGAGATGGGTCATTCGTCGGGATACGGTCAAGAACGATCGTCTTGGTTTGCGTTTTGCCAACGCTACCGTTGATGTCCGGCCCCAACGTCACTTCGCCGATGGGGATTTTTAGCCCAACGTCACCAGTGGCTGTATTCTGGGCCTCGACCTGCAGCGTCAACTCTACTTTTGTTATATCGAAATCGTAATTGGATATCGGGCAAACGCTTGCAAAAGGTTGTGGCGGCATAGCTGGATCGGCCGTCTTGGGTTTGATGACGCCTCGCCACTGGTTAGCCATAAACTCATAATTCCCAACATCCTGGCGTATGCGCTCCAGAATGCCGGTTACATCTTGAGAGCCCTGATTCGTGCTGCTCCCGGTTGGGGTGGGAGTGCAACATCCGATCAGCATCGTAGTACTCACCGCGATGGCCGCCGCCAAGGCCACCCGATTCTTTGGCCTCTTACCGGGTTGGCTTACTGTTTGTTGACGTAGTCGTTTCATTATTCTTCACCTCTTCGAGATTGTCCTGGAAGAAAACCCGCGCTAACAAACAAGGCGCATATTGCACTGCATCGATCAATTAATTTGGATAACTAACGTATTTATTTTTGCCCTCTGTAGTTTTTAATGTGCGTGCTAGTAGCTAACGGCGAAGTGATGAACGGTTCAAGCGCTATACCCATGGATGTGTGGGATAACGTACCTTTCTGTCAGACGCCACCGACGCAGAAAAGACGCGCAACGTGCGGCGAATGATGATGTTTGGTTTCGATACCTGGCGACGTCGCACGCGCCGATCAAACGAACCGCGGCAGCCAGCGCCAGATGCGCAGCGAGAGTCGCAAACCAAACGAATAGAAATCCGCGAGTCGGCACTCGGCGTGCTCGGCGCGCCGGCACCGCGCCTGTCCGCGTTCACGCTGCCGCAGGCGGCACCCGGCGTGATCGCACAGGATGCCAAGCTCGCATGCGACGCAGCGTGCGATGCCAGCTACCGCTGGGCATTGCAGGGCGCATTCGCCGAAGGACTGGGCTTTCTCGGCTATCCGTATCTGGCCGAACTTACGCAGCGCCCTGAGTACCGGCGACCTACCGAGATTCTCGCCAAGGAGATGACGCGCAAGTGGATCCGCCTGCAAAGCGCAGGGGACGAGGACAAGAGCGAAAAGATCGCACAGATCGACGCCGAGATGAAGCGCCTGAACGTGCAGGCGGCGTTTCGCAAGGCCGCCGAGCAGGACGGATTTTTCGGGCGCTCTCAGCTCTTTCTCGACATGGGCGATGACCGTCCCGATGAGTTGGTCGCACCGCTCGCGGACAGCGTCACCAAGATCGGCATCGGGGGACTGAAGCGCCTGCAGCCGGTCGAGACGATCTGGACGTACCCGGGCGTCTACAACTCGAATGACCCGCTGCGCAGCGACTTCTACCAGCCGCAGACGTGGTTCGTGATGAACCGCCAGGTGCATGCGAGCCGGCTGCTGACATTCGTGTCGCGACCGCTTCCGGACATGCTCAAGCCCGCGTATGCGTTCGGGGGCCTGAGTCTCTCGCAGATCGCCAAGCCCTATGTCGACAACTGGCTGCGCACACGGCAGAGCGTATCGGACCTGCTGCATTCGTTTTCGACCATGGTGCTGAAGACGAACCTGGCGGCGGTGCTGAACGCCGGGGGGGCCGAGCAGATGCTGCGTCGCGCGGTGCTGTTCAACCAGGCGCGCGATAACCGGCACCTCATGATGATCGACCGCGACACGGAGGACTTCGCCAACGTGTCCGCGCCGCTGAGCAGTCTCGATCACCTGCAGGCGCAGTCGCAGGAGCATATGGCGGCGGTGACCGGTATCCCGCTCATCGTGCTGCTCGGCATCACGCCCTCGGGGCTGAACGCCACGAGCGAGGGTGAACTGCGCACCTTCTACGCGTGGATCGAGGCGCAGCAGGAGGCGCTCTTTACCGCGCCGCTCACGCGTCTCTTAAACGTGATCCAGCTGTCGCTCTTTGGCGAGATCGACCCTGACATTGGCTTCAGCTACGTGCCGCTGTGGACGCTCTCGGAGGAGCAGCTCGCGAACATGCGCAAGGTCGAGGCCGACACCGATATCGGCCTCATCAACGCAGGCGTGATCAGTCCGGACGAGGCGCGCGTGCGGCTGGCGGACCAGGAGGACGGCCCGTATGCGTCGCTCGATCTCAACGTGGAGCCGCCCGAGCCGCCGCTGAAGACGCTACGTAGTGCGGGCGGCTCGGAGCTGGAGTTTCAGCACGCGTCGTAACGGGTGACGGGGCTGCTGAACCATGGCCCGTGCCACGAATCGTCCAATCGTCGCGCCGAGCGCCAGGCCGGTGACGCTGGTGCCGGTGCGTCCCAACGCGGGCATTGAGGCGGCATACCGGCGGCGGCTCGAACACCTGATCGACCTCATGCAGGCGAGCCTCGTGTACTGGCTGCGCGCGTGTTACCGCGCGAATGAGCCCGAGCTGGTGGGCGACACGGCTACAGTCATTGCCCATGATGCCAGCCCCGGAATGATGCTGCGCCGGACCATGGCGAAGCTGGCGCGACGCTGGCAGCGGCGCTTCGACGAGATCGCGCCGGCGCTCGCACAACGCTTCGCGGACAGTGCCATGGGGCGTGCCGATGGCGCGTTCGGCGCGTCGCTCAAACGCGAGGGCTTCGCGGTCGATTTTCACCTCACGCGCGAAGCGAACGACGTGCTGCAGGCGACCGTGGGCGAGAACGTGGGGCTGATCCGCTCGGTCGCGCAGGAGCATCTCGCCGACGTGCAGGGGATCGTGATGCGCAGCGTGCAGACCGGCCAGGACGTGGGCGGCCTCACGCATGAACTGCAGGAGCGCTACGCGCTCACGCGCCGGCGCGCGGCGTTTATCGCACGCGACCAGAACAGCAAGGCGACGGCGACGGTGGTGCGGGTGAGGCAGGCGGGCCTGGGCATCACCGAGGCGATCTGGATGCACAGCCATGGTGGCAAACATCCGCGTGCCTCGCATGTGGCGGCGGACGGCAAGCGTTACACGATCAGCGAAGGCATGTATCTCGATGGCGCATGGACGTGGCCAGGACGCGAGCCGAACTGCCGCTGCGTAAGCCGCTCGGTGATCCCGGGGATTGATACGGATGACTAACAAATAGTGGGCACCGGACCGACGCGTCCGGTGCCAGTTTGACAACTGTGTTTGACAACGTGTCGAGGGTGGTGAGACAGGACCCGGCAAGTAACCGCCCCACCGGTCCAAAGGATAGTCCAGCGGGATCGCTTGCGTCAGACAAAATTGTTTCTGTGCCCGTCCCGATATTCCCGCCGCAAGGTCAGTGGCGGGCCGCCTGCATGGGCGCTGGCGAAGCGTCCGTGGCAGGTTGTCCCCAGGTTTGCCCACAGAAATTGTGGGTAACTCGCGTTTTTTCGAGATATCCCCATGCCGGTCGAACGCTGCAGGCTGCCCGAGGGTGGACAGGGCTGGCCAGCGGGTAGCAATTCGGGTGCGCATGTTCACTGCTATCACGAGCGTGCCGATGCCGAACGTCAGGGCGCAGCGGCCCATGCCGGTGGTGACAACGGCAGCTACGCAGGTGATGCGTGGCGCGAGACGCGGCGGCTGGCGTTCGACCGCGCCTCGGTGCGCACCTATGACCAGGACGGGCGGCTGCATGTGGCCGTCACGCCGATCAGCAAGGCCAACGTCTGCGCGTACCTCGGCAGCGAGATCCCGGAGGGTGACGCACTCGGACTCGATGCGCAGCGCACCTATCGCCTCCTGCGCGACCCGGATGAACTGGCGCGCGCCGCGCCCACCTTCAACGGCATCCCGCTGATCGACGCGTTCGACGAGACGGGGCGCGAGCACATCCAGGTGAGCGCCGCGTCGCCGAAAAAGGAGATCGTGGTCGGCAGCACCGGCAGCGAGGCGGTGTTTGAGGCTCCCTACCTGCGCAACAGCCTTGTGGTCTGGGACGCGAAGGCGATCCGCGGCATCGAGGACGACACGCGCCGCGAGATCTCGTCGGCGTACTACTACCGCGCCGACATGACGCCGGGCGTGTACGGGGACGAGGCCTACGACGGCGTGATGCGCGACATCCGCGGCAACCACGTGGCGCTGGTGCGCGCGGGGCGCGCCGGACCCGACGTCGCTGTTGGGGATTCAATGCCGGGCGAATCAGCACTGGAGATCGACATGGGCAGCACGACTAATGGTGTACCGAAACTCTCGCGCCGCGGCGCGCTCGTGCGGGGCGCGCTGCTGGGCTTCCGGCCCGCGCTGGCCGCCGATGCGCGTAGTGGCCTGAACCCGGTACTGGCGGGCCTCACGCGCGCGAACTGGCCCGCAGGCAAGGCCTCCATTCTCGCGGCGCTGAAACCGAAGCTGGCGACCGACGCTGACATCGAGAACCTCGTGTCGCTGCTCGACAGCCTCGACACCGAGGACGCAGGCGAGGGGGATAACGGCGACCCCGCAGCGAAGCCGGACGTGCCTGCGGTGCCTGCGGCCGGTGGTGGATCTGGCAGCACGAACGACGCCGACCCGATCGCGGAGATTCTCGGCGCGCTGCGCGGCAAGCTCAGCGACGAGGACCTGGCCGCGATCGAGCCGAAGCTGCGCGCGCTCAAGCTCGCGGGCGACCAGGACGACGAGCTGTCCGGGCTCGACACCCCGCCGGCGACGCCGGGTGCGCCCGCGCCGCCCGCCGGATCAACGGCTGCTGCATTGCCTGCCGCGAAGGACACCGATCCGGTGAGCCGTCCCGCGATGGATGCGGCGATTGCGCAGGTCCGTCGCGATGCGCGCGTGGCGATGGACGGGGCCATGCGCGAAGCCGTGAAGCAGGCCACCCAGCAGGCCGCCAAGGATGCGGAGACGGCAGCGATCAAGCGCATGCGCGCAGTGGCGGATGCCGAGGCGTTCGTGCAGCCGTGGGTCGGACATCTGGCCCTCGCGCAGGACAGCGCCGAGGAGGTCTACCGCGCCGCGCTCACGACGCTTGGCATCCGTATCGACGGCATTCATCCGAGCGCATACCGCGCGATCCTCGAGGCGCAGCCCAAGCCCGGCCTGCAGCGTAATCGCGTGGCCATGGACTCCGCCTCGATGAAGAGTTTCGCCGAACGCTTCCCGCACGCGGCCAGTGTGAAACAGCTTGGGTGAAGCAATCCGGCCAGGAGAACGTTATGGGATTCCAGCAGCAGGTCCATGTCCAGCCCTCGCCCGCCGTTGAGGGCGACTTCGCCTCGGCCAACCCGCGCGCCTCGGTCCTCGCGGGGCCTGGCGCGCTCGTGGCCGGTCCCGAGGGCGTCACGGTGGGACGCTTCGCGTGGGCCACCTCGAATGGTGAGGAGAACGTGAGTTCCGGCGAGGTTGATTTCTACAACCTCGTGTCGAACACCGGCACGGGCGCACCCGCCGGGTTCGTTCACCGCGAGCAGCAGGCGCTCATCACGCAGTGGCTCGCCGAGTCGACGCTGCTCATCCTCGCCGGGTTGCCGGTGACGCTGCACAGTGCGGGCGACTTCTGGGCCCGCAACGCCAGCAGCGAACCGACCGCTGCCGGCCAGAAGGTGTTCGCAAGCGTTACCGATGGCACGGCGGTGCCGGGCGCGGCAGGCGGCGCGGTCGCGGGCGCGGTCGAAACGAAGTGGTTCGTGATGTCGGCGGCGGCCCCCGGCGAACTCATGAAGATCTCGACCTGGCCGCTGGGTTAGATCACAAACGAATCGTCCCCGTTGAAGGCCCGCGACTGACACCGGTGTGGTTGACCCGGCAGTCGCGGGCCTTCCTTTTTCGCACGCGAGGGAGTCCATCATGCGACACAGCGATTTCGACCAGCTCGAGCGGACCTTCGGCATCGTCATGCCGGAGGTGCTCGACTACACCACGGCGCTGCTCGCCATGGACGCGCAGGGGCCGCTCGTCACTGCACCCAACGCGGGCATTCCCGCGTGGCTCGCCAACTTCATCGACCCCGAGTTCGTGCAGATCCTGGTGACGCCCAACAAGGCGGCCAACATTCTCGGCGAGGCGAAGAAGGGCGACTGGACCACCCTGACCGCGACCTTCCCGGTGATCGAAAGCACCGGCGAGGTGTCGAGCTACGGCGACTACAACGAGAACGGGTCGGTGAGCGCCAATGCCGACTTCCCGCAACGGCAGTCGTACCACTACCAGACCATGACGCAATGGGGCGAGCGCCAGCTCGAGATGAGTTCGCTTGCGAAGATCGACTATGTGTCGCGCGTGAACATCGCCTCGGCGATCGTGCTCGACAAGTTCCAGAACAACACGTACTTCTACGGCGTCGCGGGCCTGCAGAACTACGGGCTCCTGAACGACCCGCGCCTGTCGGCGTCGCTGACTCCTGGCGCGAAGGCGTTCAACGGCAACGCATCGGGACCGTGGATCACCAACGGCGCGGTGACCGCCACCGCGAACGAGATCTACACGGATGTCCAGACGCTCTTCAACGAACTGGTGCTGCAGTCGGGCGGCCTGATCGAGATGGACGCGCGCATGACGCTGGCGATGGCGCCGTCCTCGAGCGTGGCGCTCACGACCACCAACATCTACAACGTGAACGTCACCGACCTGCTGAAGAAGAACTTCCCGAACCTCAAGATCGAGACGGCGGTGCAGTACCAGAACCCGGCGGGCGGCAACCTGCTGCAACTGATCGCCGAAGCCATCGAAGGGCAGAAGACCGGCTACTGCGCCTTCACCGAGAAGCTGCGTGCGCACGGCATCGTGCGCGAGAGCAGCAGCTTCAAGCAGAAGAAGTCGCAGGGCTCGTGGGGCACGGTGCTCTTCCAGCCGTTCGCGATCGCCTCGATGCTCGGCGTCTGAGGAGTCTGACATGGCTACGCGCACCACCCGTACCGGCACGACATCCACGACAACGACAGCGGAGCCGAAGTCCGGCACGACGCCCGCATCACCTGTCGTGCCAGCTACGCTACAACCTGCCGCAGCGACGTCACCGGTCGCGCCGCCGGCCTCCGGCGACACCGTGACGGTGGCGTGCCGCCTGCCTCAGGGTATCCACATGGACATCGTGAAGCATGGCGAGGTGCGCAAGCGCGTGACGCTCAATGGTGCGAACTCGCCGCATGCGGTGGCAGGCTTCGGCATCACGGAGAACGTGCCGCGTGCGTTCTTCGAGCAGTGGCTCGCGGACCATGTGGAGCTGCCCGCCGTGAAGAACGGCCTGATCTTCGCCCACAGGCAGACGGCGTCTGTGGAGGCGAAGGCCGGAGAGCGCAGCGAGCTGAAGAGCGGGCTCGATGCGATGGACCCGAAGAAGCCTGGCCGCGACCTCGCACCGCTGTCGAAGGAGTAGCACGATGAACGGCTGCGTGAATGGTGGCGGTGTGGTCACCTTCGACTACGCGGTGTGGGCCTCGCGCTATCCGTTTCTGGCCGCGAATGTCGATGCGCCACTGGCGCAGGCGTACTTCGGTGAGGCGCAGCTGTTCTGCGACAACACGCAAGCGAGCCCCGTGCAGAACCTCGCGATCCGCGCCACGCTGCTGAACCTGCTGGTGGCGCACCTGGCGATGCTGAACATGCCGGTGGGTGCAACTTCGGGCACGGCAGCGTCGGGTGGTTCGACTACCGGCGCGGCTGCGGGACCCTCACCGCTGGTGGGCCGCATCACCAGCGCCACCGAAGGCAGCGTGTCGGTCGCCACGCAGATGGACGTGCCGCCGGGCAGCGCGCAGTGGTTCAACCAGACACCCTGCGGTGCCGAATTCTGGGCAGCCACCGCCGCTTACCGCACGATGCGTTACGTCGCCGCGCCGCCGCCACGCAACATGGATCCCTACTCACCGTTCATCACGCGGTGACGAGACTGCATCATGGCGGCGGCAACGATTGCGGGCGGCGCGAAGCTTGAGGCGTACCTGCGTGCGGCCACCGCGAAGCTGGAGGCGGCGGGCACGCTCGAGGTGGGCTTCATGAGCCGCGCAACCGAGGCTGACCGCACGCCCGTCGCGGAGGTCGCGACAGTCAACGAGTTCGGTGCCACTGTCAGCGTGCCCGCGCACGAGACCACGGTGTTCCGCAAGCTCGGTCGCGAAGGCGAACTGCTGCGCGCAGGACGCTTCGTGAAGGCGAAGGAGTCGAACTTCGCCACCACGCACACGGTGCCAGCGTACACCGTGACGATCCCGCCGCGCCCGTTCTTCCGCTCGATGGTTGCGAAGGAGAGCCCGCACTGGGGCAGCGATCTCGGCCGTGTGCTCGTGGCCGTGAACTACGACGCGGACCGCGCGCTCGACCTCATGGGCGAAGAGATCAACGGCGAACTGATCGAGTCGATCCGTAACTTTTCGGATCCGCCGAATGCGCCGTCGACCATTGCGAAGAAGGGCGTGGACAATCCGCTCGTCGATAGCAGCACGATGCTCAGAAGCACCACCTGGCGCATCGATCCTGGTGGTGCCGCGGAGTAGTCCTTGAATCTGCACGGCATCGTCGGCCCCTGCGTCGCCGCGGTCAACCCGTGGCTGACCGTTTCGCTTGCCGCGTCGACCGGCTACACGACCGCGCCGGACGGCAGGCGCACGCCCGCGTATGCCGAGCCCGTGCTGATGCTTGCGCAGGTGCAGGCGCTGACCTGGCGCGACCTGCTGCAGCTCGACGGGCTCAACCTGCAGGGCGAGCGCCGCGCGCTGTACCTGAACGGCAACTGGCAGGGCGTGCTGCGGGCCGAGGTGAAGGGCGGCGATCTCGTCACCCTGCCTGATGGGTCCGAATCGGGCTCTCTCTGGCTCATCGCGCTGGTGCTCGAAAACTGGTGGCTCACCGATGGCTGGTGCAAGGTCGCCGTCACACGACAGCTGAACGCCTGATTTTCCCGCGATGGGCAGCGTTTCGTTGAGCTTGACAGAAAGTCAGGCGCTCGCGGCATTGCGCGCGTTCCTGCTGGCGGTGCTGCCGGATGGCACCGAGGTGATCGCAGGTCTCGATAACCGTGTGCCCGAACCGGTCGGCGCGGACTTCGTGGTGATGACGCCGGTGCTGCGCGAGCGGCTGTCGACGAACGTCACCACCTACAGCGACGGCTGGCCAGATGCGCCAGGCGTGAAGGCTGTGCGCCAGGCCACGAAGCTCACCGTGCAGCTCGACATCCACGGCCCGGCAGGCGCGGACAGCACCCAGGTCGTAACCACGCTGTGGCGCGACGTGAGCGCCTGTGACGCGCTTGCGGCCAGCGGCCTGGACCTGGCGCCGCTCTATGCGAACGAAGCCCGCCAGATCCCGTTCGTGAACGGCGAGCAGCAGGTCGAGACGCGCTGGAGTGTCGACCTCGTCATGCAGGTCAATCCCGCCATTGCGGTGCCGCAGGATTTTGCCGACTCGCTCGAGATCGGCGACGCGGGCAATCCGGTCACCGCGACCACCACCACCACCGTCCAGGGCTGGAACGGCCTGATTGAAGTCGACACGCGTCTCGCGTGATTGAGCTGCTTTTGCGTCCTCACCGGGTGCGCTGCGGCTTTTCTACGGACTCCCGAAAACCCTCACCCTTGACTCTCACCCCTGAGGTGCGGCCATGCCGAACGCGATCCCGATTTCACAGATCGTCCGGGTCAATCCGGGCGTGCTTCAGGCTGCGGGCAATGCCGTCAACCTCAATGGGCTGGTGCTGACCCAGAACGACGACGTGCCCATCGGGCAGGCATTACTTTATGCCGACCCGCAGGACGTGGTCTCGGACTTTGGCGCGGCCTCGCCAGAGGCCAGCATCGCGACGATCTATTTTGCAGGCTATACGGGCTGCACGAAAACGCCCGGCGCGCTTTACTTCGCGCAATACAACGCGGTGCCGGTTGCCGCCTGGCTGCGCGGTGCTTCGCTCGCGTCGATGATGCTGGCACAACTGCAGGCCGTGACGGGCGACCTCAGCGTGACGGTCGATGGCGTCGCGCACAACGCCACGATGGACCTCTCCGACGCGACCAGTTTCTCGGATGCGGCGGCGTTGCTTGCCACGGATCTGGGCTGCGCGGTGACGTTCGATGCGCAGCGCCAGGCGTTCGTCATTGCCTCCGGCACGACCGGCGCAGCCTCCACGATCACGGCGGCGACAGGGCCAGTCGCCACCGCGCTCGCGCTCGATGCCGTCTCGGGCGCGACCGTCTCGTCCGGTGCGGATACGGCTGACCCGGCCTCGTTTCTCGACAACCTCGTCGCGAACGTCACGCAGAACTGGGCGCTGTTCGCGACGACCTGGGAGCCGCCGCTGGCCGACAAGCTCGCGTTCTCGCAGTGGGCCAACAGTACGTCATACCGCTTCGGTTACGTTGGCTACGACTCGGATCCGCAGGCGAAAGTCGCGGGCTCGACCACCTGCTGGGGCGCCACGCTCAAGGCCGATGCGGTGGACGGCTCGGTGCCGCTCTTTGGCGATGCCACACACGCGGCGTTCACGCTGGGCTTTGCCGCGTCGCTGGATTTCGACCGCCTGAACGGGCGCACCACGCTTGCCTTCCGCACGCAGGGCGGTCTCGTGCCAGGCGTCACGAATGCATCGGACGCGCTGGCGCTGCAGGGTAACTGCTACAACTTCTTCGGCGCATATGCCAACGCCACGCAGCAGTTCAACTTCGCGTACCCCGGCTCGATCTCGGGGCAGTGGGCGTGGCTCGACTCCTTCCTCGACCAGATCTGGCTGAACGCGAACCTGCAGCTTGCGATGGTCACGCTGCTCATGAACGTTGGCTCGCTGCCGTACAACGCGGCGGGCTACGCCATGATCGAGGCCGCGTGCATGGATCCGATCGCAGCGGCGGTCAACTTTGGGGCCATCCGTGCGGGCGTGACGCTCTCCGACGCCGAGACCGCGGAGATCCAGAACGCGCTCGGGTTCGATGCTTCGCCCGCGATCGAGGCCAAGGGCTGGTATCTGCAGATCCAGAACGCGCCGGCGGCGGTGCGCGCCGCGCGCGCCAGCCCGCCGATGACGCTGTTCTACACGGACGGCGAGAGCATCCAGCAGCTCACCCTCGCGAGCATCTGCGTGGTGTGACGGAGCGCGAAGATGGAAGTCGCAGTCCAGAACGACGGTACGACCGTCAACGCGCGCACGGCGCTGGGTGTCGTCGTGATCGACCCGTCGAGCGGCGCGGCGATCACGGACTTTGGCGGCGCGAGCGATGCGGGCGACGCGGTCCTGCCACCGAACGCCGCGCAGGAAGCCAACGGCAATCTCGCGGCGATTGCGACCGCCGCCGGCCACCAGGGCGACGCGACGTGGAACGGCACCGGCAACGGCGGCATTATTGCGATCCTCAAGGCCAGCTGGACCGCGCTCACGGGCACGATGAGCGTCAGCGTGACGGGCAAGGTGCGAACTGGCGCACTCACGAGCACGAGTACTGCCGGAGCCACCGTCGCAGGCGCCATCACGGCGAGCTTTGCGAATACCGGCAGCTCTGCCGCGAGCGTGGCGGGCGGCACGTTGCCCGCCGGCTGCGCGGTGACCTTCGACGTGCCCGCGGGCGACACGCTTGGCGCGATTGCCTATGACGCGACCGGCACGACGCTCATGATCTCGACGGTGGCGTAATCATGTGCGGCATCCTCCCGGCGGCCCGCGCACCGCTGATTCTCGCGGCGTCGGGCCAGTCCGCCTCGCTGACCGGCACGACCTCGATGACGACGCTCGCGTCGATCCGGATTCCGGCGAATACCGTGCAACGCGGCGGCGCGCTCATCCGCGCGAATTCGTACTGGACCACGAACGCAACCGCGAACAACAAGACATACCGCGCCAATATCTCCGGACTGCAGAATTCGTCGGGCAACATCACGAACTATGCGACCGGTGGCACGAATCCGGCCATCTGCGTGCTCTCGCAGTGGATCGTGCTCGACGACGGCACGCTCTATTCCGTCGCCTCGCAGGGGAGCCCCTATGGCGCCGCGGGCGACGCCTCGGAGCTGTTCGACTGGACGCAGGACCAGACGCTCAATTACACCGGTCAACTGAACGTCGCGACCGATACGCTGACGCTACGCGGTTACCTCATCGAAATCCTGAACCCCTGACGCTCTCTCATCCACGCACCCGGCCGCCCTGTCCCAATGTGACCCGGCGGCTTCCGTCTTTCTGGAGGCCCTGCGATGGCCACCATCACTTCAGCCAACTCTGCCTTCAGCCTCGCGGTCACGAACCTGTATCCGGCACCGCAGACCATCGAGGGCTACGCCGCGGACGATGCGTTCAGCGCCGAGGCCATCGAGATGGCCGAGATCGTCATGGGCGTGGACGGCCACATGTCGGGCGGCTTCATCTTCAACCCGTCGCTGCTGAAGGTGGCGATCATGCCCGACTCGCCATCGATGCCGGTTTTCGAGAACTGGATGTCCTTTCAACGCACCGCACGCGAGGTGTTCTACGCGAACGGCTCGATCCAGGTGCCGGCGATTGCGCGCAAGTACACCCTGCAGAACGGGATACTCAAATCAGGCAACCCGATCGTCAACGCCAAGCGCGTTCTTGAGTACGTTTCGTACGTGATCGCGTTTGAACGAATTATCGGCGAACAGGTTTAGGGCCGGCGATCATGAGAAAGACCCTCACGTACACCGTGCAAACCGAGGGGCGCGACCGGGGCAAGGTGTTTCATCTCACCGAGATGCCGGCGGACGCGGGCGAGAGATGGGCGATCCGCGTGCTGCTGGCGATCGGGCGCGCAGGTGTCGATCTGCCGCCGGGCGTCGGGAACGAGGGCATGGCGGCGCTCGCGCGCATCGGGCTCGAAGCGCTCATGCGCGTCGACTTTCATGATGCCGAGCCGCTGCTCGACGAGATGATGACGTGCGTGCGCATCCAGCCCAATCCAGCGGACCCCCGGATCGTGCGCGAACTGGTGCCTGACGATATCGAGGAGGTGGCCACGCGCGTCGCGCTGCGCCGCGAGGTGATTCGCCTGCACACGGGTTTTTGAGTGGCCGTCAGGTTCTGGACTTCGGCATTCCTGACGGTCCGATGTACCGCCGGATGGACTACGTGAACGTGCCGCCCTCGATCGGCTTCGTCGCGACGAGCGGTCTGGCGACGCTTGCCGAACTGCAGACCGTCTACGGCTTAGAGGACCTGTGGGACCTCATCGAGATTCACGCGGTGAACTGCCACAATGCGGCGGGCGCGGCGAAGGCCGACAACGCGAGATAAGCACACCGGGGTGAATGATGCCGACCGTCATCGATTCGCTCATCGTCAGGCTCGGGCTCGACACCACGGCGTACAGGCAGGGTGCCGCCGAAGTCAGCGCGACGGGCAAGGCGCTCGCGGAGGACCAGGGGGCGAGCGCGGAGAAGGGCGCGCAGGCCGTGGCGAAAGCCGCGCAGAAGGCTTCAGGCCAGCAGGAGAAGGCCGCGAGGCAGGCGGCATCCGAGGCGGAGAAGGCGGCGAAGAAGGCTGCAGCCGAACAGGTGCGCGCGGCGAAGGCCGCCGAGGCCGAGGCGAAGAAGCTCGAGCGCCAGTACGAGAAGGTGCGCAACGAGATCCTGGGCGTGACCGCCGCCGCGTTCGGAGCTGCGGCCATCAAGGACTTCTTCACGTCGGTGGTCGGTGGCCAGTCGCGCCTGCTGCAGGCGTCGAAAGACTTCAGCATGTCGGCGCGCGAACTCGACGCCTGGCACCAGAGCGCGAAGCAGGCGCTGGGCGGCACCGCGGAGGGTTTCGACAAGTCGGTGCAGTCGATCCTCGGCGGCATCGAGGCGTTCAAGGCGGGCGATGTGTNGANCNCGGTGGTCGCCTCGCTGCAGAACCTGGGCGTGAAGGTGACCGATGCATCGGGCAGGATGCGCCCGATGAAGGATGTGCTGCTCGACCTGTCGGCGGCCTTCCAGAAGATGCCCAACCGCCAGGACCAGATCGTGTGGGCCGGACGGCTCGGCCTCGACGAGGGGACGCTCAACATGCTGCGCCAGGGGCGCGGCGCGTTGCAGAACCTCTATGACGAGAGCTACCGCAACTCGGCGGTCAGCGAAGAAAGCGCCCGCCAGGCCGAGGCCACGCGCAAGGCCTGGGCGCGCCTGGGCAATACCTGGGAAAACGTGAAGAACACGCTGTTCAAGGACCTCACGCCAGCGATTGCCCTGCTCAACGATGCGCTCGGCGGATTGAACACGTTCATGCAGGCGCACCCGGACGCGAGCGCAGGGATCTTCGGCACGCTGATGGCGGCCTCCACCCTGGGCGGCATCGTGAAGCTTACGGGGGCGCTGGGTGGCCTCAAGACCGTGCTGGGGGGCGTGGGCCGCATGTTCGGGTTCGGTGCTGCTGCGGGCGGCGCAGCGGCGGCTGAGGGGGCAACAGCAGGGGCGGCAGGCGAAGGAGCAGTCGCGGCTGCGGCTGGCGGCGGTCTCGCCTCGACGCTGGGCATTGCCGGTCTCGCAGCGTATGGCGGCCTGCAGGTCGCGAAGGCGGCGGGCCTGCCCGATGTGGACCGAAAGAAGGCTGCGGAGGACATCCGCAAGGGCAACTGGTGGACCGCGTCAGCGCAGATGAACCCGCTCGATCTGATGCGCTCGCTGACGGCCAGATCGCAGGGGCGGACGAACGAGCAGATTGCCGAGGCCATCGCGAAGGGCGCGAACCCGCTCGAGACAGCAGCCAAAGCACAGGACAAGGCTGCGCAGTCTCAACAGGACGCCTCGCAGGCGCTGGTCGATGCGGCGAAGGATCTCGCGAACGCGGTCTCGACCGGCGCCAGCGCTGCCGAACTGCCTGCGGGTGCAGGACCGGCTCCCGGGTCGGTGACGACCGGCAGTGCGAAGTCGGCCGCAGCGGCGTTCATGAAGATGGGCTGGTCGCGCGAGCAGGCGGCGGGCATTGCGGCGAACCTGAATATCGAGAGCGGGCTGCGGCCCAACATCGTGGGCGACAATGGCGCGGCGTATGGCATCGGCCAGTGGCATGCCGACCGTCAGGCCGAGTTCAAGCGCGTGTTTGGTCACGACATCCGCGGCTCGTCGCTCGAGGAGCAGTTGCAGTTCGTGAACTACGAACTTACGCGCGGTCGCGAGCAGGCGGCAGGCCGCGCGCTGCGCGGCGCGAGATCTGCGGGCGAGGCGGGCGCGATCGTGTCAGCGAAATACGAGCGGCCCCTGAACGTCGAGAAGGAGATCGGCAAGCGCTCGGCGGCGGCGAGCCAGCTCTATGCCTCGCTGCCTGGCGCGGGCGGAGATGCTGCGATGCCTTCGGCAGCGCCGATGATGGCCGCCGCGTATCAGGCGAGCGCGGGCGGCACGTCGACGGTCAACAGCCACAACCGCACCGACACACATATCGGCACGGTGAACGTCTATGGTTCGGACACCCATGACGGGCATGCCGTGGTGGCGGGCATGCGCGATGAACTGAACCAGAACGGACTGATTGCCCAGGGGGCGTGGGGAATGACGTAGACGTGGACAAAAAAAGAGCCGCTCCCGGGCAGGGGCGGCTCAAAGCCTGTATTGGAGGAGCCCCCTCGCAGGAGAAGGGACACAAGGCTGAAGACCTTGGAGAGGATGATATCCGCGTCGTGGGCAGACTGTGTTACGCAGCTGTGTGGCCGGGTTACGCGGGATTACGTATCTGTGAGGACGACTTTCATGTTACCGATGAAATCGTACGAACCGGTATGAACAACGCCCGGCCACGCGCATCCGTAAGCTCCGCGAGCGTGGCCCAGCGAAGATTTCCCGTGCACCGATGATCCGATGCCACTGATTCCGTTTCCCGACGTGCCGCCCGTGGCGGGGGTGCCCGACCTGAACCATCTGCCGCTCGCCGTGGGCGTGCTGACCGGCGTCACGCCGGCGCTGCAGGGACTCGATTACTTCGGATTCCTGCCGGGCGATACGCCGCAGTGGGTCCTGGCCGATGACCAGGGTAATGCCATCGTGACACCCGATTCGGTGGTCGACCTCGGTTATCGCGGCGAGGATCGCGTCGCCTCCTATCCGGTCGAGCAAGGCTCGTTCGCCTCGTACAACAAGGTCGCGCAGCCGCAGGAGCTGACGCTACGTCTGTCGTGCGGCGGCAAGAACATGGGCCGCGATGTGTTCCTGCTTGAACTCGATTTTCTGCGTACGTCGCTCACGATCGTGAACGTCGTCACGCCCGAAATGACGTACCGGGGCTACAACGTCGACCGGGTCGACTATGCACGCAAAAGCTCGACGGGCCTGTCGCTGATCATCGCCGAGGTTCATCTCGCCGAAATCCGCACGAGCGCGCAGGCGTCGTATTCAAGTACCGCGCAGCCTTCGGGCAATGATCCCCAGAGCCAGGGCTGGGTCTGCACGACGGCAGACCTGCCCGCGCCGACGAACCAGCTCATGCCGCTGCAGCAGGCGTCGGCAAGCGTCCAGTCGATGTTCGCGAATGCGCAGCAATCGGTTGCACAGATCGAACAGACGGTCACCACGCAACTCACGCAGGGCTTCTCGGGTGTGAGCGCTTCGCTCGAAACGGCGCTCTCCGGTGCGCTTGCATAGTGGTAGCCGGACATGCTCACAATCCCGCTGGCGGCGACGCCTTCGCAGCGTCTGTCGGTGGTGCTTGCACAGCAGAACTGTGGGCTGGCCCTCTATCAGAAACGCACGGGCCTGTACCTCGACCTGTATGTGGCCGGGAACCTGATCATGGCGGGCGTCCTGTGCCGCAATCTCGTGTACCTGGTGCGTGAGGCGTACCTCGGCTTCAGCGGTGACCTCGCGTTCGTCGATATCGCCGGTAGCGACGACCCGCAGTACGCGGGACTCGGCACGCGCTGGCAACTGCTCTATGTCGGGGCGAATCCCGCAGCGGCTCCGTGAGGTTGCACCATGCCGTTCGCGCAGCGCCGCATCGACGTGAACTTCGCGCTGGCGAAGACGACGTTCCCCGATGGCTCGCAGATTCTCGACCTCGCGGGCCATCGCGTTCAGGTCAGTCTCGCCAACAACGGCGGGGGGCTCGCGCTGCCCACGCTGTCGCTGCGCATCAACGGCATGAAGCTGGCCGATATGGGAACGCTCGCGACGCGGGGCCTTACGGGTCTCGCCGTCAACGGCGACCAGGTCACGATCGCCGCCGGCAATGATGGCGGCCTGCTCAACACGATCTTCGTGGGCACGATCTACTCGGCGATCACTGACTTCAGCAGCAGCCCCGAGGTGTCGTTCGTCGTCAATGCTTCGAGCGGCTTCCTGCAGCGCATCCAGGCCGCGCCGCCGAACACGTATCCCGGTCCGCAGGACGTGGCGAGCATCATCGGGGGGCTGGCGAAGCAGGCGGGCTACGCCTTCCAGAATCACGGCGTGAGCGCGAAGATCTCCGGCCAGTATCTGGCCGGCACGCTGATGGACCAGATCGAAAAGGTCGCTGGCGCGACGCAGACGCTCGTGCTGCTCGACCAGGGCGTGCTGCACATCTGGCCCAACGGCGGCGCACCCGACTTCCCCGCCGTGACGCTCTCGGCGGACGCTGGCATGCGCGGCTATCCGACCTTCACGCCCACCGGTATCGAGGTGAGCTGCGAGTGGAATGCGGCGATCCTGTTCGGCGCGACGGCGAACGTGCAGTCGATCGTGCCGATGGCCTCGGGCGCCTGGCAGGTGATGCGCTCCAGCCACGAACTCTCGACGCTCACGCCCGACGGTGCATGGTTCAGCACGCTCAACCTCTCCCCACTGGGCTATCTTGGTGTCAGCCCCAACTAGCAATCCGGCGAATGCACCCGCAGCCGTCACGAGCATCCGCCCGTGGTCGCTCGCGGGCGAGTACGAGCGGCAGCGCACGGTGGTCGAACAGCTGCTTGCACGGGTGCGCACCGCCTATCTCGGCAAGGTAATCGCCGCGCGCCAGGACGGCGCGGTGCAAGGCGCGGGAACGGTCGACGTGCAGCCGCTCGCGGGGCAGCTCGACGGCGCGGGCAACGTGATCGCGCACGGCGTGATTCACGGCATCCCGTACCTGCGCCTCGCAGGTGGTGCGAACGCGGTTATCCTGGACCCGCAGCAGGGCGATATCGGACTCGTCGCGGTGTGCGACCGCGACAGTTCGTCCGTCGTCGCGAACGGCGGAGCGGCGGCACCCGGGAGCTTGCGCCGCCACGACATGTCGGACTCGGTGTACGTGACGACGGTGCTGGGCGCGGCCCCGCAGCAGTACGTGGCGTTCGCGCCGGATGGCATCGATATCGTCTCGCCCGTGCAGATCCGGCTGGCTGCGCCGACCATCGTGCTGCAGGCGGACAAGAGCATTGGCCTCACGGCGGGCAGCAGCATCACGGATTCGGCCCCGGCCATCGAACTCGACGGCGCGATCACGCAAGGCGAAGGTCCGCAGGGCGGTGCCGCGAAGATGGCGGGGCCGCTGACCGTGCAGCAGGACGTGACGGCGGCGGGCACGAGTGTGCATGGTCACGAACATCGCGACTCGATGGGGGGCACGACGAGCGAGCCGCTTTGAGACGCGGGGGCACGCGCGACAGATCACCGACTGGCTACGACGGGTGTGCCTCGAGCCATTCGACGACTCGTCGAACGACCTGTTCGGCAGTCGACTTTGCATCACGTGCTTCTTCTGGTCTGAGATCTGGTGGGCCACCAGGAAATTCAGATAGCATCCTGCCAGCATGTATTCGTTGTCTTGCACGAATCAGTTCATTTGCACGAAGCTGGATTCTGCTATCCAGAATTTGAGCTTTTCCTCCCGCAGCAGCGCTTGAGACCAGATCGTCGATGCGCCAGCTAGTGGGGTTACCTTCGAAGCTTTTTGAGCCCATGACCCCAAGATCCAATTTGCGTGCGTGTTTCACGACGAACGTTAGTGCACCTTCCACGAGAGCTGCTGCCAGAACGGTCGCGGCGACGGGGGAGGTCTGAATGTTCGTCTGTCGGAACTCTGCCACCATTTGGATCCACCACAACCTGAATGTGCCGTAGCCTAGTTTTTGAAGCCACTCAGAAAACGCTTCGAGTGGTTCTGGCGACTTTGACCGCCCGTCCGAACGACGTTCGACGATGTCCTTTACAAACGGATAAGCACGAGCGCGCGTCTCGTTTCGTCGAACTGAGCCATGAGCATGCTGTTGCGAGAGCTGTTCACGAGGCGAGGCGAAACTGTCGCGACCGCTCGCAAACTGCAGAAGCCCATCCTTTTCCTCAAGGAGGCCGCCCATTCTCATTATCGTGATTGCGACCTGAACATCGCGCCGGTCAAGATTCGCCGCAACCGCTCGCTCGACCAAAACTGTGCGCTCCATTTTTGCATCGTGACGACCATTGGTTCGGGCCAGCTCGCGCAACTGGTCAAATACGAAGTTGAAAGCTTCGGGGTTTCGGTAGTCTGGCTCTTCCGAAAGACTTCCGAAAAGAAGCAGCAAGTCCAGAGAATCCGGCAAAAGCCGCCTGCTCCCTCCAAAATAGATAGATGTCGCGATGTTAGACACCGCGTCGGAAGTCTCGCCCGGTTGAAATCCTCCTCTCCTGCCCAGCTCGAGAAGTTCATCCCTGGTTAGACCGGGTTCGGTCGGAGCATGATAGACGCTGCATTCGAGGCAGGCCTTCAAAAACGCAATTACATCTTGTATCCCTTGATAGCTCGGCATTTCAGCTCCAGTTAAGAACCTGTGACATTGCGAAGTGCGCGGGCCGTATCGGGCGCTGTCATGGCGTTGCCCGGATCACGGCTGATACAACGCATAATATCTGACGCGTGCAGGATGACTTTTCTACAGAGATCGTCGGTCGCCACTTTCCTGATCGTACGCAGTGCTATCGCAATATTTCGCGATTTGTTCAACATGAAAACCCTGCTGCTCGACCGCACGGCGTGGGATCTTGTGCTCGACGCTTCCGGCAACATCGCCTGCGCGGCCGACCCGTACCAGGTCGCGCAGGACGTGGCGAGCGCAATCCGCACCTTTCGCAGTGAATGCTGGTACGACACGACGCTTGGCATTCCATACTGGCAGGCCGTGCTGGGGCAGTTGCCCCCGGCCTCGTTTATCCGCAGCGAACTCGTCAACGCGGCGCTTACGGTCCCCGATGTGGCGTCGGCGACCGTGACGCAGCTTGTGCTCAACGGGCGGCAACTGGCCGGTGAAATTGACGTAACCGACACCAGCGGCAACACACAAACCGTTACCTTCTAGACTGCCATTTTTCGCGCCCGACGAAACGGGCGCGCGGCCATGCAGACCAATGTCCCTCCGATCCAGTTTACGGATCAGGGGCCGGTCGTGCCCACCGAATCGGCGATCCTCGCGGGCCTGCAGGCCGACATCAACGCCGCATTCGGCGGCGGCGTCAATCCGCAGCTCAGTTCTCCGCAGGGGCAGCTTGCGCAGTCGCTCACCGCCATCATCGGCGACAAGAACGGCGACATCCTCGAGGTGTCGAACCAGGTCGACCCGGACGTGGCGTCAGGCCGCTGGCAGGACGCCATCGCGCGCATCTACTTCCTGAACCGCATCGCGGCCTCGGGGACGGTCGTGACCGCGACCTGTATCGGCCTGGTGGGCGCGGTGATCCCCGCAAGGTCCGTCGCGCAGGACGTGAACGGCTACCTGTATTCGTCGCTTGCCGCCGCGACGGTTCCCGCCTCAGGCTCGGTCGACGTGCCGTTCCAGTGCCAGACGATGGGGCCGGTTGCGTGTCCGATCGGCGCGCTGGCGACGATCTATACCGCCGCCCAGGGCTGGGACCGCGTCACCAACGTGACCGCAGGCACACCGGGCCAGCTCGTCGAGAGCCGCGCCGCGTTCGAGGCGAGGCGGCGGCTGTCGGTCGCGATCAACTCGGTCAATGGCGTCCAGTCGGTCTATGGCGCAGTCCTCAACGTGCCGAATGTCCTCGACGCGTTCGTGATCGACAACCCGACCGGCGCAGTCGTGCAGTACGGCGCGACGAACTATCCGCTGCTCGCCCACTCGCTGTTCGTCTCGGCGCTCGGCGGCGACCCCGCCGCGATTGCGTCAGCGATCTGGAGCAAGAAGGCCCCCGGCTGCGACTACAACGGCGCGACGACGTACACCCTCTACGACACCAGCTACGACCCGCCGCAGCCGCAGTACGTCGTCAAATGGGTCACGCCCGCGCCCGTGCAGTGTTTCTTTACCGTCACGATCCAGGCGAACAACCAGCTCCCCGCCGACATCACGCAGGAGATCCAGCAGGCCATCGTCTCCGCCTTCAATGGTGAGGACGGGGGCCTCGCCGCGCGCATCGGCTCGACGACCTATGCGGGGCGCTACTACGCGGGCGTCGCAGCCACGGACCCGAACGTGAACATCTTCTCGATCGCGCTCGGTACCGATCCGATGGCCGTCACGCAAACCTCGCTCGCCTTCGGCATCGACCAGTATCCGACGCTCGACCCGTCCAACGTTGCCGTGCTCCAGGTCACACCTTCGTAAATACGCGCCATGAAAGACTGGACCGATACGCTGCTCGCGCAGTACGCGAACTCGCCTACGATGACGGCGCTGCTCGACTGCCTGAACCAGGACCTCGACCCGCAAGCAGATCTCGACAGCTTCTACGACACCATCTGGAACGTCGCGACCGCCATCGGCTACGGTCTGGACGTGTGGGGCAAGATCGTCAACGTGAAGCGCGGTGTCGCTGCGGCCCTGCCGCCGGCAGAGTTCGGCTTCGCTGAAGCGTACGACCCCGCCGATCCGACCGAAGGCGTCCAGCCGTTCAACTGCGGCGTATTCAACGACGGCGCGCCGCCCGTCGTGCGTAACGTCGAACTCGACGACGGGACCTATCGCACGCTCATCATGACGAAGGCGATGGCGAACATCACCGACTGTTCGTGTCCGTCGCTTAACCGGCTGCTGGCGTATCTGTTCGCGGGACGAGGCCGCTGTTACGTGCTCGATACCGGCGCGATGACGATGCAGTACACCTTCGAGTTTGCGCTGTCGATCCTTGAGGTGGCGTTCCTCACGCAGTCGGGCGTGCTGCCGCGACCGACCGGCGTGCTGTGCAACCTCGTCATCGCGACCGACGACGTATTCGGCTTCTCCAACCCGGCGGAGGACTTCCAGCCCTTCAATCAGGGCGTTTTCTCAAGCGGGGTACTCAATGCAAGCTAACCAGACCCCGGCCCGGGTACCGCTGCCGTTCGCGACGAACGGCCTGAGGAACGTCATCCCCGAAGCGTCGCAGGTGGGCGTCACGCCCGGCGCGGCGTCGTTCAACGACGGCTTCCCGCCGATGACGATGCAGCCGAAAACACAGGGGGGCATGCCGCCCGACGGCAAGGACTTTAACGGCATCCTCTACGACCTCTCCCAAACGGTACGCTGGGTACAGGCGGGCGGGCCGTTCGTCTACAGCGCGGCGTTCGCGACCGATCCGAACGTTGGCGGCTATCCAAAGGGAGCGACGCTCATACGCGCCGACTATAGCGGCTTCTGGTTCAACGAGGCCGACAACAATACGACGAACCCGGACGCGACCGACGGCAGTGCGCGCAACTGGCTCTCCCTGAACGCAGACTGGAATGCCGCGAGCGGCCCCGGGCAGATTTTCCACCGCCCCACGCTGGCGACGGTCGCCACAACCGGCAACTATAACGACCTCCTGAACAAACCGGCGGTCCCTCCCGCCCAGGTCAACAGCGACTGGAACGCGTCGTCAGGTGTTGCGGCCATTCTCAACAAGCCGAACCTGGCGAGAGTCGCGACCACCGGCAGTTATACCGACCTGTCGAATCAGCCGGCCATTCCGCCCGCGCTCGGCTTTACGCCTGTGCAGCAGGGCGGCGGCTCCGGCATGGGTACGAACAAGGTCTACCTCGGCTGGGACGGCTCCGAGCTGCTGGCACAGGTCGATGGCTCTCCGCAGGGCTATCTCTGGACGTCAGTCAACGCGCCCTCAGGCATCGGCCAGAACGGGTGGCAGCGGCTTCCGAGCGGTCTGTACCTTCAGTGGGGGATGACGCCTTCGATAGCGACCGACGGGACGCCGACCTTCAATTTTCCGGTCGCCTTTCCCAATGCCGCGTTCGGTATCGTCGCGATACAGCAGGCAAAGGGCACGACCTCAGGCGCGGCGTATTCGCTGGGTGCGCAGGTGGCGAATGCGTCCAGCTTTTCGGTGTCTCCAGACCAGGGCGGTCCCACGGGTAGCTGCCCGATCTTCTGGATCGCGCTTGGGGTTTGAGCGCCGCGCTTTTACCGGAGGGGATATGTCCAGTGGGAAATATATCTGGAGCGCAAGGAATAACGCGTTCTATCCCGTTGCCTTCAAGGCAGACTACCTCGCCGCGCAAAGCTGGCCCGAGGATGGCGTTCCCGTCGACGACCGGATATTCGAGAAGTACGGGCGCAGCAACGCGCCGCCGGGCAAGACTCGTGGCGTCGATGCTCGCGGTATGCCCGTGTGGGTCAGGGACCCGGCGTTGTCCGTGCCGGTCACGCCGGGCGCGCAGTACGCCGCCGCCATCGCGCGGGGGCTCGTCGCGACATGCTCGGCCACGCCCGCACTCAATGGCAGATATGGCGTCGGCGAAGCGAACATGACGAACATCGTCCACGAAACGCAGTTCATTTCGCTCTACCAGGAGTTCGCAACCGGTCAGGCGACGTTCACCTGGGCGGACGCCGACGGCCAGCTCCACACCTTTCCCGACACCGCGACATTCCTCGCCTTCGCGAAGGCCGCCGCGAAATATGTCTCGGCGTGCAGGCAGGCTCTTGTCTCCCTTCAGGCGGGCAACCCTGCCGCCTTTCCGTCGAACGCAATCAGCTTCTGAAGGCGTCAACTGATGCAAGCAAATCAGACACCGGAACGGATGACCGTCCCGTTTGGCGTCAATGGCCAGCGTAACGAGATCCCGCAGGCGTCGCAGATCAGCGTGACGAAGGGCGCGGCGTCGCTGAACGACGGATTCCCGCCGCTGACGATGACGAGCCCGCTGCAAGGAGGCATTCCTCCGTTCGGCCGCGACATGAACGGCGTGCTGTACCTGTTCGCGCAGACATTGAGATGGGTACAGGCTGGCGGCTCATTCGTCTATGACGTGGCGTTCGCGAACGATCCCAATGTCGGCGGCTACCCGAAGGCGGCCGTCCTGCTCAATGCGACGCTCTCGGGCTTCTGGATCAATACCGTCGAGAACAACGTTACCGACCCCGACGCCACCGACGGCTCATCGCTTGGGTGGCTGTCGATGAACCCCGACTGGAACGCCATCAGCGGCCCCGGACAGATCCTGAACCGGCCCGACCTCGCCAAGGTCGCGACGAGCGGCAGCTATGAGGACCTGAGCGATACGCCGACGATCCCGCCGGAGTACGCGTTACCGCCCGCCACGGCGACGACGCTCGGCGGCATCATCGCCGGGCCGGGAACGACGATAGCCGCCGATGGCACGCTCACCGCGAACGGTCTGGTCAAGAGCGTCAACACCAACGCGCCCGATGCGAAAGGCAATGTCTCCGTCTTCGTGAAGAACGCGAAGGGTACTTCTTCGCAGTATGTCGGCCTCGTCGCGTTTCAGGGC